CTATTTCCCCAAGCCATGTCAGTCTCCTTATGTTGCCTGCGTTATGTTTCCGTTTGCGTCACTGCTCAACTCAGGCAATCCTTGAGCAACTGCATCAAATACGCAATCCACTGGTGCATTTGAATTATTAGCATCGTATATATTTAATGTTATTGGGCTGGTGCCCTTATTAACCAATATTATTGGTATCTGCTGTGGTGATTCAACATAATAATCCGTTGCACTATCATCACTCTCAACATACAATGCACCCGCACTGTCTTCTGATTGCACATACTGCGCATCCTGATAGTGTGGCTGTGTCACTATGCTGGTGACATAACTAATGCCCTCAAATGCGCTTAACTGCCTTATACCAATAATGCCACTTAGGCTGGTTGAACTTATGCTGGTAAGCGTTCTTTCTATCAGTTCATTTGTAAGCGTGTTTGTTATGCCAGCAATGTATGGTAAATCTTCCGATGCACTGTCCCTATCCACTGATATCACAAATTGAAAGTATCTAGCCTTCACTGCTTCAAGCGTTTGGCTTGGTGATACTGATACGGTGCTTACATTGTCAATAAGGCCCAATGCACTATCCACGGTATCGCCATATCTTACCGTTATGTAGGCAGGAAAGTTTGCATCAACACCAACCAAATAGTTGAGAGTTTCGACGCTGCCATAATCAATTATGCCCGTGGTAAAGGTAAGTGGCAGCACGGGAGTTCCGCTCCACGCCGTGAATGCGTCCCAATCATTGCCAGTTGAACTTGCATCGTAATCTGCCCATGTCTCAATGCTCTTGGGCAAATACTTGTTTTCGTTCTTGTCAAAATATCCGTTACCAGCCATTGCTTATCCTAAATTAACCACCGTTGTTTTGCTCGTTGATGTGCCAGTGCCCTGCACATTAAAGTGATAATACTGTAGATAATTGAAGAATGCCTCCAAGTTACCACCAGTCTTGCTTACCCCCGCTATCGTGTATGTGTGACTGCTAAAACTTGCGAATGTGCTATCATCTTCCCATGTTTCACCAGTAAGCGTGTCCTTCCATCTTACCTCATAATCATATTCCTCACTAAAAGGAGTAAAAAAGTATTCCAAAGGATGCCTTAATTTTGTATAATAATCAATTCTAGATCGCTGACCACTCACGGGATCACGGAACACACCATAACCAGTGTTTGATGTAAGTGGAAAGTCAAATTCGCTAAACACGTTACCATTTCTATACAGCCTTACCATTAGCGCATTGATTCTGGTATCCAATGGCATCAGCAATCTAAATGTGTATTGTGGTCCAATTATGTTTTGGTATTTTACGCAGTTTAGGATTGGATAATTTACGGCATATCCACCTGGACCCGTAAATTGTGCAACACTGTTGGTGCCATCACCATTCCAACCAAAATCCTGTCCAGTGCCATTTGCTGCATTAAAATAATTGACCTGCGCACCAGTTGTTGGATGCGTGTAGGTCTTGCTGAAATCATCAAATGCCGTAATCTTGGGCCTAGTTGGCACGGTAGTATCTGGTGAATTTGCTGGTGGGTTTGATTCCGTTGGTATGCCAGCACTGTCCTCATCTGGATCCAATGGTGGAGTAATTGATGTAGGAAATTCTGGTAATGGTCTAACATATGGAACTATGGTATAGTCATCCGGTATGAATAATTGTGGTGGTATTTCAATTTGAGGACCTGACGTAAATGGATAGAGTGTTGCATCATGCTCAACTGCCTCAACATTCACATTTCCATCATTGCGCAGTTTTAATCCTACAACCCTATAGGTATCAAGGCTAAGATCCAATACGGTATCAGTAATTCTTATGACATCACCAATTTCAACATCCAACAATTCCTGCGTCCCAGTAAAACTAATGGTTCTCTGCACCCTTGATTTGTCGTATATCATCTGTGCAAGATCTCTTGCTATGGCAGGATTGGTCACGGTATGGAATGTAAATTCACCAGTAAGTGGTTCATCATTATCGATGGTTTGGTCACCACTTACATTATACACTATCTGTTGATTGGTAAATCCTAGATCAGGATCAATATAATTAACGATCACCTGATTGTATTTTGCACTCTTTCTCTCACCATCAAGGCTGATGCCTCCAATGATGTTGTCACTGGTTACATCATATGCAATGTTGATTGTGGTTGAAGAAATATCAGTGTCATTGCCACCATCCTCAACCTTTAATTTGTATCTGCCCTGCACGAATGGCATGATACCACGGCATCCAGCAGTAATTGTTTTAACATTATCCAATACCTTTTGCTGTGTATTGACCACGGCATTCATGGTCAATGCACGACCAGTCTGCGTGTTTGAATAATTTACGGTCTGCTCATACTTGTTTGCCGCAATCTTGAATGTTTCAGCATCTATTTGATTTGCTGGCAATCCAGCGCCATATCTCGTTGATTCCAAATAGTCCAACAAACAATTGGCAGGATTGAATGAATAGTATTTGGTTCTCGCACTGTAACTGCCAACTAGATCCTTGCCACTTCCATGCGTTCTTACATCATATACCTTCTTGCCATACACATCAAACTTGACTGCTGGTATGCCTCCTGAATAAGGATTTGCATCAGCATCTTCTGTGCTTTCAATCTTCTTCCATTCAAAGCGAAATACCGCATAGGCAATGCCTGGTAGTTTTCTCTGTTTCTTTGGCCAGTTTGGCGTTTGATTTGCCAATGAACTCTGGCCCTGATTCTCCGTGCCATTGAATATTTGATACTGCATTCTACCCTTGAACCTACCACTTGCTGGTTCATAAATTTGACCTGCCGTATGTGTTGTGCCCACGGTAGGCAATTCAACATCATTTACAATTATCTTATGCACGCCCTCAATTTCACCCTCGCATATTGCATATACCACGTATAGATACTTGTTTGATTCACCATTTGATTCAGCAAATATGATTAGGCCACCAGTTCTTCTGTATCCATAGATTAATGGTATGGCATTGTTGGTGCCTGATTTGGTTACTTGGACGCCCTGTGCTTCCTGACCTGGATCAGGCACTGAAGGAGTATCAAATGCACCAAATGGATTGAAAACAAAGCCAATTACATCACCAACAAAATTAACAACGCTCTTGACAACATCTACTACTGCCCCAACAACGCTCTTAACGGCTTTTTTGATTCCTCTAAAAATTTTCTTAACTGACATCAACTTCTCCTAACCTTTTTACAAAATTATAACCAACTTCTTGCATTCCCATAATTCTTGTAAAATAGGTTCTTGATCTATTAAGATATTTTTCATTTGGTTGATAATCAGCATCATACATCAAATTACCTGTTAGATAATAAGCACACCCTTCTTTTTCAAACCAATCTTCACAGGCGTTAATTAAATCATCTGCTATGTGCTTATTTCTTACTGAAGGATGTATAAAAAATAAATCAATATCACCTAATAATGTTTTATTCCATAACATAGTTGTAATACCTGCAACGCAATAACCTAACAAGAGATCATTTTCTACATAAACAAAAATTTTATATTCAGGTGCAATCATCATTTCACGCATGTTTTTTTTAAACCAAGTTCTATCTAATGTATTGTGTGAAATTAAATTAGCATCTTTAGCGTGTTCAGCCGCTAAATTAACTAATTTTTCTAATTCATCCGTGCGTAATTCTCTAATCATTATTTTTTGCCCCACTTGATATCTTGCAGTGTTTCGTGTGAATATTCCATTCCAAAGTCAGTTGCAAATTCCTTCTGTATGCTGGCCAAGTTTGTTCTTCTGCCAGTGGTCCTGTTAAAATTTGTAAATTGGCTGGATACCTCAAGCGTTATGGTTGCCGTATCCTCAGCATTTTCAATTCTATAACCGGCAATCTTGCCCTTGAATATCATGAAGGCAGTGTCACCAGTGCTGTCTCCAATTAGGCTGTTATCAGTTGGATCAAGGAATGCCTTCCACACCGTTACATCCTGATTGATTTGATTGGAATTGCATAGATCTCTTACATTGTTTATATCCAATGCACTTATGACCAAATTTATGTTTGTGATCTGTAGGTCAGCAGTTTCTGATGTTTCTGAAATGCCTAGAAAGTTACCCTGTGCTTCATAAGTATCACCATCATAAGCAATATCAAATGGTGCATCAGTATAGAATTTATTTGAGCCGCCATTGATACCAATTTCTATTAGGCTAACAGTTATTAGGCTGTTACCTGCTAGATAGGTATTCTGATTTGCACTCAAACCTCTTGACATTATAGAACCTCTTCAATATCAATTTCATAATCAATCAAGCCATCCGTCCTATAACCAAATTCCTGAATGTCATTGGTTATGGTCATTCTAAATGGCACGTTGGTCAGCGTAATGTCCTCACCATTGGTTAGATTCTCAACCAATGCTGGTTGTATGTTCAGCGTTGCATCACCACTACCATCAGTGTTTATATCAGACGTGACCATATAGACCTTTGTGTGATTTTCAAATCTAATAACATCACCTGCCTTGAGTAAATTTTGGCTGGTTAGTGTTGTTGAAATGTTTATGGTAGTATCCCCAGCAGTGTGATCACCATCAACTGATTTACTGCTTACCGCACTACCACTTGATAGGCTGGTGCTTACGCTTGGCAGTATCACATCAAATTCATTCAGAGCACCCTGTGCAAGAGCAATGAATGCCTGCACCGGACGAAATTCTTCCTGTGTCATGGTTGGAAATTGCAGTGTTGCACTCCACAATGTGGTTGCATTGGTTGTTCTAATGCTTCTACCACTCTGAGTCTTGGTTTGTTTTGTTATGGTATTCTGTTGAAAATTAAGACTGTTAAAACCAGTGCTTGTTGGAAAATTACCTATGTATGCCATTAGCCAGTTACTCCTACCTTACCACGCTTTTCAAGTGCAGTATTGATTATTCCAGTTATTGTTGCTCTTCTTCTAATTAGCAGTTCATCAAAGCCCTCAGCATCAACAGTGGATATGTTAAAGTTTACAGTTACTGGGCCTCCGCCCATTTGATCGTTTGGAACAATAGAGCCTGCATTAGAACCCATACGAAGGATTTCTGGTCCTTTTTCTCCTACTAGATAAGATTGATTTGCACCAACTGGACCACCCTGTGCTCTTGGACCCGTGTATTGTTGGCTTCTAATTGAACTTACTCGTGCCATACCAGTTGCAATTGCCGCCGCTGCCGCAGCCGTTCCTAACACTGGTCCAACAATAGGCAATCCTGCCAGTGCTTTAAACGCCGCAACCGCTGAAGAATAAGTGTCCATGATTGTTTGAGAAATCGCAAATGCCTTATATGCCTCAAATGCTTTTTTATTGTGTTGGCCAATCGCCTTCATGCTTTCGCCTAATGAACTAATTGTAAAATAAACTCTATTCTTTTCAAATTTCTTATGATTTTCAAGTTGTTCTCTCGCAAGATTTTCAGCATCTTCTTCAAGTCCCTTGCGTTTTAGGAATTCTCTATCCTTGTCAGTTAATATTGAACCTGTAGCATTTTGACTTTCTCTTAATCTTCTTTCTATTGAAGCCATGTAATCAGAATCTGCCTTGTCAAGTGCTTCCTTGTTCATCTTGACAACTTCATCATTGTATGCCTTTTCAATTTCTAATTTTCTTTCATTGTATTCAATAAGGCTAATTTCTTTTGCATCAAGTTTTTCTTTTTCAATTTCTATCGCACGGTCCTTTCCCTTTTCTAAGATTTCAAGTTCCTTCTGTCTGTGCGTATCCGTTTTCTTGAATAGTGAAGTTGCGGCATCCTCAATTTTTTTAATCTGTGCGGCTTCTTCCATTTTAGCCTTGGTTGCTTTTAATTGGGTAGTTAGAGTTCTTTCCTGTAATTCGCTAAGTTGTTTGCCCATATCAAGTTCAGCCTTTAATAGGCCCTGCTTGACATAATCAGTTTCAAGTCCAACCTTGGCATCATTTAATATTTTGTTTTGTGCCGCAAGTATTTCTTCAAATGATTTTGGTTTTGCCTTTAATCTATCAATTTCTTCTTGATCAATTACGCTTCCATTGGCTTTTAATTCATTATATTTTTTAGTCTTCTCATTTAATTCTTCTTGATTCTTGTTTAATCCATCAAGCCTATCGCCAACGCCCTTCCAATAACCCTTGGCATCAATACCAAGTGTTTCCTTCATGGCATTATTCACCTTATCAAGGAATGAAGCATTGTCATCAAGTTTATCATTGGTTGAATCAACTCCATCTTCCATCACACCAAATTTTTTCTTGACCCAATCAGAGGATGTGGCAAGTTCTGTTAAACCATATACGATTAAACTAATTGGACCCAACAGCGTGGCCAATGATACCTTGGTTGCCGCTGCCGCAATCCTTAATTTTCTCATCGCCAATATTGCCAGTCCAATGCCCTTGAATAGGTAGCCCCCAAATGCTGATGCCAAACTTAATACGGATAGCGTTATCTTTAATCCTATGAATCCAAGGAATGCTATGCCTAATGTATCAATATTCTTGATTGCAAATTCAAGAGCATCACCAAGTAAAATTGTTGCCCTCGCAAGTTTATTACCAAGTTCAGCGGCCAATTGATCATTCTTAGTAATGGTTTCAGTTAGGCGGCTTGTTAAATCACCCAATGCCGCATTCAATCCGCCTCTACCAACCTTGTCCGCGGCATTGTCAATTGCTATGGATAAGTTTGAAAATTGAACAGAAAGATTGTTTAATCTTGCCGCCGTGGCACCACCAAATCTTTCATTGATGCCTTCAGCAAGTTTCTCAGTAATAATTCTGGCACCTTCGGCACTCTTACCAAATTCTGATATTTGTTGTCTGTTTAATCCTAATTTTTCCTGTAAGATATCAAGAGCAGGCAAACCTCTATCAGTAAGCCTGTTAATTTCTTCAAGTCCCAAACCACCTGCTGTTGTTCTTGCAAACAAATCAGTAATGGCCTGTAGCGTTCCAAGTTGATCCGTTGTAACGGCTGCCGCATCAGTGAATGTGGTTAAGAGTTTTTCCGTTGGCTCTATACCAGCAGTTTTTAATTTAATGAATGCTGTGGTTAGATCCTGTGTGGAAAATTGTGTTCTTGTCGCAAAGTTAGTAAGGAAGTCAAATGCCTTGGCACCATTTTCAGCACTACCAGTCACGCTGGTAAGTGTTGTTCTCAAATCTTGGAATTCAGCACTAACCCTAACTATTCTTCTAAGGGTAATGCCTCCTCCAATGCCAGCAAGTGCAGTGGCCGCCAATCCCGCAACTCTGTTTATTCCTAACAAACCTTTGTTAAGATTCGTAAGGCGTCTTGAGATATTGCTTAAAGATCTCGCAGTTTTATCTACGACGGTTACTTCTATTTTTTGTTGCGTGGCCATCCTTCATTGACTCCCTTGTTTTACTATGTTGTAGCACAAACCATTCATACCACAACTTTATTTCCAGGACGCTGAATTGCATTACTTCTTCAACTGATTTGCCAAGTGTCTCAGCAATTTTCATTATTAGTTGAAGTTCAACGTCCTCTTTTAGTTTTTTGCAACGGACTCGTATTCAGCAGTGGCACTGTTTAAATCTCCAGCAATTCTAATTAAGATTGCAGGATCAACTTCATGCATTAAGGTATTCTTGTCAAATTTACTAAACAATGGTTTTCCATCTGGATCCAATGCTTTTGTAATAATTGATTCAACCAATGCTTCTACTGTCTTGCCAGCCTGTTGCAGTTCAATAATTTTGCTTTCAGCCGCAAATGAATGTGACGATCTAAAATAGATATCTGTCTTCCATTCAGGAACAGTTATCTTTTGTAACTCTCCTGTTAATTTGCTTTTGAAATGTTCTTTTGCATTATTCAATACACTCATTTATATCTCCTTTGTGATATCTCCCTAACGGTAGGTCCAAGTATCCCATTAGGTGCTTGTTTTGAATGCCCACGTTCAAGTGCGTCAATGTGAGGAACGCGATTGACGATACGCTTTTCTCTAAAGAGATTTTCTAATCGCCAACCACGCCTCGCTTGACCCTTGTCTATTGGAGTCTTGGATCTTGCTATCTCCAATGTATCCTGAGCAATCGTGGTCATTAACTTCTCCTTTTCTCTTTCAAGAGAAGCAATGGCCTGTCTCGTTCCTGTTACCTTTATAGATAACATTCTATTTCCTTACACAGAGCCTATTGTTAGGGCGCCTGAGCCTTGGAAATTAATTGTTGCAGTTACTAGGTCATCAAATGAAGATGTTCTTGATACTGATGTAACAAGCACACTTCCTGAAAACTTTTCACCTGTAGATGCATCTGGATAAAACTCTACAGTTAGAGCCCCGTCCTGTGCTGGATCAAATGCGTTGGAAGCCGCATTATGAGTTGAGTCATAAATTACTTCCATTGATCCTGTGAATTGATGCAATCCACTTTTGTATGTTCTTGCCGCGTCGCCCATAACAGTGTCTTCAATCACGTCTTTAGTGTGTTCTACTGTCCAGGAACGAACTTCAGCAACGGTAACAGTGCCTGCTGAATCTTCAGCAGTAATTTCCACTTTACCATTTTCACCTGTAAAAGTTGCCATAGTCTAGTCCTCCTTTTTGGCAGTTTCAAAGTCATCATAGGAAAAAGTAAGAGTGTCCATTGCGTCTGGATCTTCATCTTCTGCAATTTCTTCTACCACTTCTTCTTCTAATGGTTCTTTTGAAGTCACCTGGGCATCCGCTGTAATTTTATTCTTACTGCTTTTGCTTTTAGTAACTTTTTTTTCTTCTTTGGGTTGGTCTTGTAATTTCCAACCTTCAGAAAGAAATCTTTCTACACGGTCCTGCTCCACTGGGATTACAGCACCGTTATTGTCTATCATCATAGTATATTGTGTTGGCATTATACTGCTCCTTTAGTAAATGAATAATGCACCTCAGCAATCATCAAGAACTCGCCCAGAGGCGGTGTTCTATCAATTACTTCTATTGAAGCAACGTGTGTCGTTGCCGCTCGTGCTGTTGCCAGTTCGCGTGTGCGATCCGTGTTTAGTGCTTCTTCTATTCTTTCAATCAGATTGTTGCGTTTTTCATCAACTGATTGAACGAAACCCTTGCGTCCATCTGAACGCACAAATCCTCTTATATTGACCTCAATTATTGCTCTCCTATAACCACCCATTGCCTGGTCTTCTCTCGTTTCATTACCAGCAGTGATCAATAGGGCAGGAAACTGTGTCATTGCCAACTTGTCTAAATCAAATGGCTCTCTTGACACGAATACTGGTCTTGGCGGACTCATATCCTCCAAAACTTCTATAATATTCTTGACTGCGGATTCTCTGTTTGACATACCTTCCTACCTTTTTAGGCGGAGGTAATGTGTGGGTTCTCTTTCTGTTTCATCCACAGTTCCACTACTGTCCGCATCATATTCAACGCCATCTCTTAACACAAGATCAAGTTCTCTTTCATACTCCTTGCGGTAGTATTCCATCTTGCGTTCAAATAAATCTGTTTCGACATCAAATTTTGCTAGTTTAGGAAATATGTGGAATCCCAATACGTTATACACGCACAGCGTGGTTAGTTGGCTTGCCGTGTATAGATCTTCATCAGGTTCTGACGATCCAGTGTTTAATCTCGT